TCCTTGTCATTCTTTTGATGAAGATGGTGAGATGGAGATAGGAAACTATACAATCTTTCCAAGATGTGTCGTTAAAAAGATTGAGGTAATAAAATGAAGATAATTTATATTATACTTACGGCAATGATACTTACCCATTGTAGCAAGATAGAGATAGGTGATTGGACTTATGATCCTAAAACTGCAATGATGAGATTAACCTTTGGGGTATCTAAGTAATGACCTATGAAGGTATCTTTGATGATATAAAATTACATGATGAGATTAAAAAACTAAAGCAACTCATTAAAGAAAAGAACAGCTACATAAGATTACAAGACAAAGAAATAGATACACTGAAAGGACAGATTGATCTTAAAGATTTAGAGATTGAGATGTTGAAAAAGAAGAATGGCTAGATGGACTTATGCTTTCAGCAACGGAATGTTTAATGACTTTCATAGAGAATGGGAGGGTTTGGCTGCAATAGATGGCGATTTATTTGAAGTCTGTCCTAAATGTTATGAACCTTTGGCACTACTTGAAACGTGCTATGATAAAGGTCAGAAATATAAAGCTACAACATTCACAGAGATAGTCGCTAGTAGGCTAAAGATACCCTGTTTTTTAGTTTTCTACAGGAGAGATGAGCAAGGTACTATGTGGGTCAGATACAAGCGTCTCCGTTCATCTGAGAGCCTAAAGCTAGTGCATGGTGATGAATTTATTCGTGAGCTTTATCAAGTACAAGAGGATCATAAGGACTGTTGCAAATATGCAACACCCCACATATAGTTTATGGATCGCAAGTACACACCACATATACGTTTACCCTTTTCCATCTTTGCCAATCCTAAATATAAACAAATTCCTGACACATTTAAGCCACATTGTTTAGTGCTGCTAGTATGCTTATTAAAGTTTGTTAATGCTAAAAATGGTAGGTGTTATCCTAGACGTGAAACTATATCTAGTATGTCGGGGTTATCTCATAGCACATTATATAGAGCCACAATACATTTAAAAAAGGTCAAGATTATACAGATCAAGAGATTACCTTCAACACTTTTATACACAATAGACCCTGATTTTATTTATGGTGATCGGTCTAATAGAAAAGTGATCGGTCAGCCTGATCGTTCTGTTATGTCTGCTGGAAATGTATTAATAGAACATAACACTAAAGAACTATCTTTAATAACTAAGATAGTAATTGAAGAGAATAAAAAGGGTCATGACCATAATAAGATAATTACTCGGATAGCCTCCCTCCCTGCTAATACTTTAAAACAAGCCATTATAGATAAAGATAATATATGGTATGCGAAGTTGGCTTTAGAAGAAAAGTTAAGGTCGGAAGAACGGCTCGTGGATATACCTAAGACTATTGTTGATAACGTAAGAAAGAAAACTAATTACTTCTATAAAAAAAAGGTACACGAAAATAAGGATAAGAATGACAGGGAGACCAAGACAAAAAGTTTTCTGTCAAGGAATAACAAAGACTCATAAACGACCTTGTCAGATGAAGGGTTATCCCCTTGCTAATGGAACATATAAGTGTAAGTATCATGGGTTCAATAATATATTAGGTTTTAGGAAACCAAACTACAATGACGAAACAAGGATCAGACAGCTCAAAGGACTATACCAATTCAGAAACAAAACCCATGAAGAAGTCAGTCAATACTACTACGACAAAGTCAAACCAAGAATTAGAAATAATGAAAAGTCTAGGTACTATCGAAAGCAATCTTATCGAAGGCTTAACCTTAACAGAAATACTAAAGGACAAGAAGCTCAACCCCTCACGTATCAGCTTGATGAAGTTTTACGCTATCTTAAAAAAAAATCCCGACCTAAATAGTAGGGTATCAGAGGCTAGAAAGATAGGTATTCAAACTTTAATTGATAAGCTACTCCAAGTCTTTAATCATCAAGAAGTAGAGAACCCAAATCAAATCTTATGGATAAGAGAAAAGACTAGGTTCATTCAGTATCTTGCTGGTAAGCTCACAGATTTATATTCAGATAACAAACCTATCAAACAGAATATAGATCAACGTATGACTATAACGTGGGAAGATACTCCTGATTTGATTGACGTTTCTTCTGAAACTTTAACTGATAGTGTCGATAAATAATACCCTTGCTTTTAAGAATATTAATTAACGTCAATTTTTGTAGCTCTTTAATCCCAACCTTTTGAACGTCTGTATTTTTTCCAATAGTCATTTTTCTTTTTATCCTTCCATAACTGCCATAGTCCAACAGCTAAACCAGTGATTATAATTAATAGTAATTGCTTCTCGCTACTCATTTGATACCTTAACCTTTCTATAAGCTATAACTTTAAAATCATAACCTATCGTATCGTCATCACCTTGTAAGTCTAATCTATTCTCCCAATCGATTAAAGGATTACGTTTACAATCATAGTCTAAACCAATCCACGCAGTTTCTTTAAACTTTATCCATTTACTACTCATTTATCCCCCTTTTCTTTGTTATGCTTTTGATCTATGAACTTCATTACATGACCGCCAAGCCTTATGCTGTATTTAAATGGGTTCATAGCTGTCCAATTATCTTGCGGATCGTTTTTTGATAAATCAACTCCATTCTTTTTCTTAACGTAGTCAATGAACCATTGAGATAGTTTATTTTTCATTTTTCCCCCTTGTTAAGTTTATATTAGTTATATTAACCATATTGTCAATAGTATTATGCAACTCTTAATGATCTATCAAGAGTTTTTTTATGTACATCAATAATAAGTTTTAAATGCTTCTCTACATTTTGAGGAGTGATTGAAAACTCTGTATTGATCAACTCTTTTCTATCTTCCCATGAAGCACAACTTTCAACAATGACTTTTACATTTTTAGGCATTGAACGATCAAATTCAAAAGAATATAAATATTCAATATCGCCATGCTCTTCAGTTGTAAATTCATAGATTGGTTTAGCTTGTCTGTACATTGTAGCTTCATATTTTTGGTTTAATAAGTTATCTAAAAAACTTTTAAACCCTTTACAATGTGCAAGTGTTGAGGCTAGGTTATAACCTGTTTCAGACAAATATCCATCCATGTGTCTGTATAACCATATTTTAGTATCACCGCTTTTTATTACTATATTTGTTCTTGTACTCATTGCTTCCCCTTTGTTTGTTTTTTGTTCATAGCCAAATTGGTACAATATTATTAATTGTAGTCAAGTAAATAATTAGTTCAAAATGGGTCAAGATATTAGTGTGATATAAATGCAACACGTGATATTTATGCAACATGAAGTTTATTTATAATATTAAAGATGAGCAAGGCAACAAAGAAACATTACAAGCCATGAGTTATAAAAAGCTATTGAAACAATTAAACAGCAAATTCAAAGAAGGTGAAGTTATACAAGTTAAATACAAGAATAAAAAAGATCATGACTTGCTTAAATATATTAAGATTGAAAGAGTTGAATAGTTGCAATTTTTATATCAACGGCAACGTTGCAATCTCTCGCAATATGAGCAACGGACACAATTAAGACACAATCCATTACACTTTTGGTGTAGTGATAAATAAAAGTTATTGGAAGTAATGCTATATTTATAAGATGTTGCCATATTTTAGAAATGCTATACCCCCCTATACGCCACAATGTAGCCGCATTTTATTATATATATATACATGGGACTCGAGGACACCCTTACAGAGACAGCCACTTATTCACCTTGGCAGACCATCCTTTCATTATTGGAATAATTACTATATGTAGTAGTATATGTGGAATTACATACAAGATGATTTAAACTCAATAGTTTACATTGACCCAAAGAAACACACTTTGGTCATAAAGATATTTGGCTTTCCTAATAATGAGTCAGCTGAAGTTTATGCTAGTTATGCTATGAGCTTAATGAATTTTGAATATGGCAGCCTTGGTGAAGATATGCCTAGTAAACTAATCCACTAAAAGATTATGCAGATTAAAATACCCTATACGCCAAGAAAGCATCAGGCTTTTCTTCATAGAGAAATATCAAGGTTCAGATGGAATGTATTAGTTTGTCATCGAAGGTTCGGCAAGACTGTGTGTATGATTAATCATCTTATACGTTCTGCCTTATTATCGAAACAAAAGAACCCAAGATTTGCCTACATTGCGCCAACATTTAAACAAGCTAAGTCTATCGCTTGGGATTATATGAAACAGTTTACCGCCAAGATTCCGCACACCAAGTTCAACGAAACAGAGCTACGTGTAGATTTACCTAATGGCTCTCGTATTACTTTGCTAGGCTCAGAGAACTCAGATGGTTTAAGAGGGATATACCTTGATGGCTGTGTGATTGATGAGTATGCAAACGTAAACGAAAGATTATTTCCTGAAATTATACGACCAGCATTATCCGACAGAAAGGGGTACTGCGTATTTATTGGGACTCCGCAAGGTATGAATAATAATTTTTACGAATTATACCAACACGCACAGGGAGCAGAAGATTGGTTTAATTATAAAGCTAAAGCATCAGAAACTAAAATTGTAGATGAAGAGGAGCTTACCAAAGCGAAAGAGGTTATGGGTGAGAAGAAGTATCTACAAGAGTTTGAATGTGATTGGATCGCAAACATAGAAGGTGCAATCTACGCAGATGTGTTGGCGGATTTAGAAAACAAAAAACAGATTGCACGTGTACCCTATGACCCTAGTTTACCCGTATCAACATCATGGGATTTAGGAGTCTCAGATCATAGTAGTATTATATTCTATCAACAGATAGGTAGAGCTATCAATATTATTGACTATCATGAAGAGAGAGGTCAAGGTTTACCGCACTATATTCAGATGATCAAAGATAAAGATTATGTTTATAAAGATCACTATGCTCCGCATGATATAGAAGTTACTGATTTTAGTAATGGTAAAACAAGACGAGAGGTGGCTTATCAACTAGGCATCAGGTTTAAGGTTGTGCCTAAAATACCTTTAGAAGATGGTATACACGCAACAACAATGACTTTACCTCGATGCTGGATTGATACAGACCATTGCAAAAAACTAATAGATGCGTTAAGACATTATCATCGGAAGTATATTGATAAAAATCGTATGTTCCGAAGTAAGCCTGTACACGATTGGTCGTCTCATGCGTGTGATGCAATGAGATATTTAGCTGTAGGCTTACAAGAAATAAATACTAGACAAGCTGCACCACAAAGTGTAGCAGATAATGAATACAGGATTATTTAATTATGAGTTCAATTTTTTCACCAAAAATGCCTTCACTACCACCAGTGCAACCATTGCCAACACCACCATCAACTGAACTATCAGCAGAAGAAAAAGATAGAATAGCAGCTGAACAAAGAGCTATGGAGAGAAAAAGAAAAGGCAGAAAATCAACAATCTTAACTGGACCGCTTGGAGATACCGAAGAAGCAGAAACAGAAAAGAAAACTTTATTAGGAGGATAAATGGGAGGAAGTCCAGCAAGAGCAGTAAAAAGAATTATTAGTCCACCTAAACCACCTCCTGCACCCGTTGCACCCGCACCAACTACAGCAGAAGTTTCTCAAGCTACAGCAACTAGCATGGATGGATATGATCCAAGAAAGACAAAAGCAAAAGGTAGATCGATGACTATATTAACTGGACCAAGAGGTGTGGAAGAAGAAACAGTAACATTAGGTAGACCAAGTATATTAGGAAAATAATGGCAAGAACCGATTTAACAAAAAAATTATTATCACGTTTTGAAAGATTGTCAGGTCAAAGACAAAACTGGGAGACGCATTGGCAAGAAGTTGCAGATTATATGATGCCAAGAAAATCAGATGTCACTAAAAAAAGATCACGTGGCGATAAGAGAATGGAACTTATATTTGATAGTTCTCCTTTACAAGCCTTAGAATTGTTAGCAGCATCATTACATGGAATGCTTACTAATCCTTCTACACCATGGTTCACGTTAAGATTTAAAAATCAAGATGTTGATAATGAAGATGAAGCAAAGCTATGGTTAGAAGCATCTACTGATGCAATGTATACAGCTTTCAATAGATCAAACTTTCAACAAGAAATATTTGAATTGTATCATGACCTTATTACCTTTGGTACAGCCGCAATGTTTATTGAAGAAGATGATGAAGATTTTATAAAATTTTCTACAAGACATATTGATGAAGTTTACATAGCAGAGAATGACAAAGGTAGAATAGATACGATCTATAGAAGATTTAAATTATCAGCACGAGGTTTGGTTCAAAAGTTTGGTGAAGCCGTATCGCAAGATATTGTGGCTATGGAAAAGAAAGACCCATACAAAGAAATAGAAATTATACA